TAGACTAGGGCAAGCAGTTACTCCACGTTGGGTGTTGCAATACTGGGGCACAGAAGTATGCCGCAGAGGGTTTCACGATGACATCTGGATTGCCAGCTTAGAAAACAAAATCCGCAACAGCCGAGACGATATTGTTATTTCAGACTGTCGTTTCCCCAACGAAATTTCAGCAATCAAACGTGCTGGTGGCTGTGTTATTAGAGTGGTGCGTGGTGCGGACCCTGCTTGGTTTGCCCTGGCCGAAACAGTAAATCGTGGACCTGAAGATTACCAATGGCGACTGAGCAAAAACGAGCTAGAAAAATTCAGTATTCATGCCAGCGAAACTGCCTGGATTGGCACTGAATTTGATGCGGTAATTGACAACAACGAAGAAGGATTTAACGGGCTATATCAGCAGGTCAACGATCTACTTCTAAATCTCCAGCCCGCCAAGGAAGATCACTCTTAGTAATATCTATCACACAGTTTTGACAAACTGTTTTTAAGTTGCGTGTACCGGTATTATTCATGTTGCCATCCACATGGTACACCAACAGTTGAGCCGCATACTTGGACCTAAACCCACAGCGATCGCAGGTGGGTTTTTTCTTGTACCCAGCAGTTTTCCATCTGGGTTCAGGAGGTTTAATCCTACGTCCTTTCTTGATACAGTACTCACAACGACTACGATAATAAATTTTATCATCTCTATAGCAATTAACAGCACGTGGCCTTTGGTTACAGGCCGGGCAAATGGGTCTTTCCATGCAGATACTTATACAAAACCTTACCGTAAGGGCAGTATTCAGGCCGTCTTTTTGTCATTATCAATAAATATTAACACTAGATAAAAAGGATTTTACCATGGCATTAGTATCCCCAGGCGTAGAAGTTACAGTTATTGACGAGAGTCAATACATTCCAGCCGCTACCAACAGCGTACCATATATTTTATTGGCCACAGCGCAGAACAAAGTTTCTGGTGCTGGTGTAGGTGTTGCCGCAGGCACACTGGCAGTCAATGCAAACAGGGTATATTTGATTACCAGTCAACGTGATTTGGCCGCCACTTATGGCGTTCCGTTCTTTTACAAGACCACAGCTGGCACACCAATCAATGGCTACGAGCTCAACGAATACGGCTTGTTGGCCGCCTACAGTGCCCTGGGTGTAAGTAATCGTTGCTATGTTCAACGTGTGGATATTGATCTTGCTGAACTTACAGCTACTTTAACACGTCCCACTGGCACTCCAGCCAATGGCACATACTGGTTAGATACCACTGACACAAATTGGGGCCTATTTCAATACAATCAAACTACCAATGGTTATACACATCAAATTCCATTGGTCATCACTGACACTGCCGATCTAGAAGATTCAACAACTGTACCGTTGCAAAGCGTTGGAACCATTGGTAGTTATGCTGTGGTTGCACTTGATCCTACAACTGTTGATAATATTCCAGTTTACTTTAAACGTGGTGGCCCAACCACTGACGTTTGCAACAGTACAGATCTTACAGATCTTTACAATACTTGGGTTCAGGTTGGTACCGTGGATTGGCAAACTTCCTGGGCAACAATTCAAGGCACTCTTGCTCCGGCCACTCTCACTGCTGGAACCATTGTAATTAATACCACAACTGTTCCGGTACCAGCTGGTCCTAACAACACGGTTGCAGGACTTGCAAATGCTATTAACAATGCAACAATCGCTGGTGTTTATGCTTCCTACCAGAGCGGAAAATTGCAAATCTGGGCCAACATGGATGCTTCGTCTACTGGCGACAGCTCATTAGATGGTAAAGTTGCTATCAGCAATGGCACCGGCACTCCCCTGGCTGCATTGGGAATTGTAGCTGGCACATATAATGCTCCAGCATTTGCATATAGTTATAGCTATCAAAAACCAAAATGGGGTCCAGTTGGCGTAACAAGTCCAACACAATTTACCGCAACACCTGAGCCAACCGGCAGTGTCTGGTTGAACATGAGCAATGTTAATCTTGGTGCTCACCTCATTGTTAAAAAATTCAATGCCACACTGGGTGTATTTGTACAACAGACTGTTACATTGTACAACAACGATGCCGTTGCTATCTATGGGTTAGATCCAAGCGGTGGTGGTAAAAATATTCCAGCTGGAACAGTATACTCTCAAGTTGATCCAACCAACAACGAAACTAGTGGTTATCTATTGCAAGAAAGATTTACAACAGGTCCAACAATCGTAACTGGTGATATTCAATTTGCTTCAACAGCAACACCATTTACCAATGGTAATAGTTTTGAAATTAGTGCCACTTTTGCTGGGTCATCTAGTATTAGTGCTGTAGCAACAGCCACTATCAATGGTACCACTGTAGCAGATTTCTTAGCAGCAGTTAGTTCTGCTGGCATTGATTATGTTGGTGCCAGCGTAGACAGTTCTGGTGCCATTGTGTTCACACACAGTCAAGGTGGCGACATCTATCTGCGTAATGTTACTGGTAATCCATTGGATGATGCTGGTTTTCAGTACACAAGCCAAAGCAATTTTACTACATTCTGCAAACCATGGTATGTTGCTGGCACACAAGATGGTATCATTTTGAGTTATTGGGTAATTGCCCCAACATTTACCTACACATCAAGTGACACAGCACCTGATCAAAATCCAGCTGATGGGCGTTTATGGTACTACAGTGCTGCCACAACAGGCAGTGCTGACATCATGATTCAAGACAACGGTACATGGCAAGGATATCAAAACGTCAACAACGATATACGTGGTTACAATTTAACATTGACCAATGCTACAGGTCCTATCTTTAGTACCACAGCACCAATGACACAAACCAACACAGCACAAAGTCCATTGCAATACGGTGACTTATGGATTGATACTAGTGATTTAGAAAACTATCCTGTGCTTAGTCGTTGGCAAACTGTAGACGGAGTTGCTCAATGGGTTCAAATTGACAACGCCGACCAGACAACAAGTAATGGTATTTTGTGGGCTGATGCTCGTTGGGCTCCTAACGGCACAACTGATCCTGTTATGGATCCAATTCCACCAGTGGCCACAGGTGCAACACCTTTGATCACCAGTGATTACCTAGACATTGATGCCCCGGATCCTGCACTGTATTCTCAAGGCACATTGTTATGGAACACACGCCGTTCAGGATTCAATGTCAAGAGCTTCCAAGTTGACTACTTTAATGCACAGACATTCCCAGACAGTTCATTGCCAACAGAAACCAATGCCTGGGTAACAGCCAGTGGTAATCGTGTTGATGGTTCGCCATACATGGGTCGCCAAGCTCAACGTGCCTTGATTGTTCAAGCACTCAAAGCTGGTATTGACACCAACACAGAGATTCGTGAAGAGCAACGTCAGTTTAACTTGATTGCTTGCACACAATATCCAGAGTTGGCTCCTAACATGGTTGCATTAAACAATGAGCGTAACAACACTGCATTTAGTATTGTGGATACACCTTTGCGTTTGACACCAGAGGAAATCTTAACCTGGGCAAGCAACAACAATGGTCTAGGTCTTGCTACTGCCGACGGCCTGTTGGTAGGCGATGCGTATGCTGGTACATTCTACCCAAGTTGCCAAACAACAGACACCACAGGTAGTCCGGTGGTAACAGCACCAAGTCACATGATGATTCGTACAATTATCCGCAGTGACGAAGTAAGTTATCCATGGATGGCTCCAGCCGGAACACGTCGCGGTGTAGTTGACAATGCTGTACAAATTGGTTATATCAATGCAACCACAGGCGAGTTTAATAGTTTAGGTGTACGTCAAGGTCTACGTGATGTGCTGTACGAAAATCGTATCAATCCAATCACATTTATTCCTGGCGTAGGTATCACTAACTTTGGTAACAAGACAACAACAAGTGTAACTAGTGCGTTAGATCGTATCAACGTAGCACGTTTGGTAGCATTTATCCGTGGTCGTTTAGAAGTAATTGGCAAGCAGTTCTTGTTTGAGCCCAATGATCAAATTACTCGTAATGAAATCACCAATGCTATCTCAAGTTTAATGATTGATTTAGTGGCCAAACGTGGACTTTATGATTACTTGGTAGTTTGCGATTTGAGTAATAATACTCCTGCACGTATTGATCGTAACGAGTTGTATGTGGATATTGCAATTGAGCCAGTTAAAGCAATTGAATTCATCTACATTCCAGTTCGTATCAAGAACACAGGGGAAATTGCTGGAACAGCAATATAATAAAAAGGGTGGCCTAAAAAACCACCCGATCGAACTACCATAAATAAAGTATATAGGAGATAAACAAATGGCTGCCGCATCGCTAACTAGAATGACAGTGCCTTTGGCAAGTGACCAAAGTAGTCCAACACAGGGCTTGTTGATGCCCAAACTTAAATATCGCTTTAGAGTGATGTTTGAAAACTTTGGCGTAACTACACCACGTACAGAAATGACAAAACAAGTCATGGACTTTACTCGTCCAACAGTTGATTTTGCAGAAATTCCACTGCCAATTTATAACAGTACTATCAAAATAGCCGGCAAATACACATGGTCTGACATCACAACACAATTACGTGATGATGCAGGCGGCCACGTCAGCAAGTTGGTTGGCGAGCAACTCCAAAAGCAATTAGACTTTATGGAACAAAGCTCTGCGGCTTCTGGTATCGACTATAAATTTACTACTAAGTTTGAGATTCTTGACGGCGGTAATGGTGCCAACGAACCGGTTGTTTTAGAAACCTGGATGTTGTATGGTTGTTACTTGAAGACTGTTAATTACAACAACGTGGACTATGGTACCAGCGAACCTGTTACAATCAGTTTAACTATTACCTTTGATAATGCAGTACAAGATCCGATGGGTTCTGGTGTTGGTGCTGCTGTTGCGAGAACTGTCAGCGACGTAGCCACAGGCTAATAACCATGGGTTACTTCGGCGAAGATTTCGCTAAACAATTCTTTGGCCCTGGTCAGGGGCTAAAGGATTATAGCCATGCAAGTCTTACTTTTCGCAGCAATGGCTATGAGTTAACTCCTCGTTACAAATTCTTATTTCATGTTTATTTTACAATAAACACTGGACTGATTCCAAAATTACAAAACGCTCTTGGTGGATCCAATCCTGTGTCTACCATTGGCTTGGCTGTTAAAAGTGTAGACCTTCCTAGTTATCAAGTCAAAGTCGACA